TATTTTTTAACGATTCTTCATATTTTTTTCTCTGCTCTTCAGTAGCTTTAATACGCTCTTCTTCAATAGCAAGTCTTGCTAATGCTTGATTTGCCGCCACTTGTGCATCAACATCGCCTGCTGCTACTGCTTGTTTTAATGTTGCTTTTGCAGATTCTAGCTCTGATTTTACACGACCAGTGAATTCATTGACATAGCCATCATCTAATTTATCAAATTTTGATTGAAGACTATCTTTTTCTGTTTTTACTTGTTGAGCAAATTTTACAGCTTCTTCTTTTTGGCGTTCCGCTTCACGTATTTTATATGTTAAACGGTCAATACGCTTTTTAACACTTTCGCTGTATTCTTCGCGTTCATCTTTCTTTTCTTCTTTTTTCTCTTCCTCTACTTTTACCTCAGGTTTAACGTCTTCCTTTACCTCAGGTTTAACGTCTTCCTTTACTTCAGTAATAGCAGGTTTATCATCCTTTACTTCAACATCAACTGATGCGCCGGACGTATCCAGTTCAATTAAAGGGTCTTTTGATTGTGTTTCGGGCATGGTTTCCTCTCCATGTTAATGTGTTACCGGCGATAAAATACTTTCAGGATCATCTGTTGTTCCTAAAATTTCATCGTCGTTTAGTATGCGCAGCTCTCCACCTTCAATATTAAGGCGTGAACCAGCGTAGCGGGCAAATATTACCCAGTCTTTCTCCTTGCACCAAGGGCCATTTGGAAAACGTTCTTTATCGTTATACGCATCTGGTCCTACTGATAATACCAAACCAACATTTGTTGCAATTTGTGTTTCCTCAACCGTTTTATCAGAAAGGATAACTCCACCTTTTGTTTTTCCTTTTCCACGATGAGGTAATACTAAAATACGCCAACCTGTTGGCACAGGTAATTTTGATGCTTCAGGTATTTCTTCTTTTTTCTTTTTTTCTTTTTCTAATTGCTTAACGCGTCTATCCGCGACGTGTTTCGGTAAAATTAGATTCATTATCTTGCTCCTGTTTCTTTAGCAGGTCCGAGAGTTCCTGTTCAATATAAGTTAATGTTTCAAGTTGACCCAAATGATTCTGATAATCATTCCAATCTTTTACTTGATTGCTAGTTATTATCTCATTTATTTGGGTTTGTCTAGTCCTTATTATTTTAAATATTCTTTCTGCCAATCGTACTGAATCCATTTAATCCTCTTCAGATTTTGGTGTTGCTCGTCTGGTACCTCCCACATAGAGTCCAAACCACGCTGCTCCTGCTCCTACAATAACTGATACAAATGCCGATTGAGCATTTGTTGGATCTGGAAGCGCCATAAACCATTCTGTTGTTCGATAAAAAGCAAATCCATACAAAGTAATTAATAATCTTGGAAATATTCTCCACGCTGTTAATCGTTCTGGTGTAATCATTAATATTCGTATTTACCTTTCTTATCTTCAGATAATTGTTTAAATAAATCTTCATGTTGACGAACAATCTCTTCATCCATGTCCATCATATCATCCATTTGATCTTCTAATTTTTCAACTTGCCTTTCTAACTTATTAATCTTATCTTCATTGACAGCTTGAGTTGTTGACAATTCAAAAGTTCTAGCTAATGTCCATCCACCTAGCGCCATTAGTAATCCTACTAACAACGTTATAAGTTTTTCCATCATTATTTTTTACCAAAAAACTTAACGGCTGAACTAGCTCCTTTAATTCCAAAACTTGCTGAGCAAGCGATATATAATAAATGTTTATAATAATCCGGAAGCTGTTGCAAAGCAATAAACCCTTTTTCTACATGCTCTGTCATTCCGGGCACGAAGACTAAACACGCTGGCGCCAGTAGCACAATTAAAATTAGTTCGTCTTTCCAGCTCCCTTTCATTTGATCCACGGCTGATGCTTCCCATGCCACACGACCTGCTATTTGGTCTTGTTTAAGTTTAGTCGCTGCCTGAACTTCCGTAAGTTTTAATTCTGCTTTCGCTTTTTTTGTTTGAACAAATCCTTTAACGGCGTCGCCAGCGACGCCGAGTAAAGGTTTAGCTAAGAGTTGCCAGACCATGGTCTAAGCTCCTCCTCCACCAATTTGACTGATAACGACGATTACAATTATAGCGACAATACCCGCTTTAATCCAATCCTTCATCTTCCAATCTGACCATTCTTTCAAATGTGCCCATAAATCTTTAACTAAGTTCATTTTTCCTCCTAGTGTTCGGTTAAATTGATATCGGGTTCAAATTCAACCACTTTTTCTTCAGCTTGTAAAACTTCCTCAAGTTTATTAACTGCTTCTTGTATATTATGCTCACAATTTAAGCAATCACAAGATGCACATTTGCCACCATTACTATGATGACACTCATGCTCACAATGCATGCAAAGAGGCATTAATGTAATGTCTCCTTTTTTATTTCATACATTGAATTCTCTGCTCCTTCAGCAAATAAGTGTAACATATTCGCTGTTTGATCCGGTCCAAGAATATTTAAGTAAATACTTTTTGCTACTATCATTAAACAAGCACTTACAACCATTGGATCCGCTTTATATCGTTCTGCAAAAGCAAAAACATCGTCTAAAACCATATTTTGTGTAGGCATTTTATTAATTTTTTTACTTATTGTCATTATTTCGCTTTTTTGCTTGAGCTAAAGTTGTTTCAGCACGTAATTCTGCAATGTCTTCTTGACTTTGGATCTTCTCTTTAT